GACAGAACGAAGGACTAGACCTAACATCTGGATTCACTGCAACTGGTGCATCTAACGTTGGTTTAGGTACAACTGCACAGCAAGGTTCTAATCCAGGACTTCTTAACTCAACTGCTGCTCAATCAAACGCTACCGACTACAACGTTGGTCAGGGTATGAGAACAGATGACGCTGAAGCATTAGGTAACGCTGCTGGAGATCAGTTTAACGAGATGGCATTCTCAATCGAGAAAGTCACCGTGACTGCGAAGTCCAGAGCACTAAAGGCAGAGTACAGTTTAGAACTTGCTCAAGACCTTAAGGCAATCCACGGATTGAACGCTGAAGCTGAATTAGCAAATATCCTTTCAACAGAGATACTTGCTGAGATTAACAGAGAAGTTATCAGAACAATCTATAACGTCGCTGAACCAGGAGCACAAGCAAACGTTGCTTCAGGTGGAACATTCGACCTTGACACAGACTCCAACGGAAGATGGTCAGTTGAGAAGTTCAAAGGTTTGATCTTCCAAATCGAAAGAGACGCTAACGCAATCGCACAAAGAACTCGTCGTGGAAAGGGTAACATGATCCTATGTTCCGCTGATGTTGCTTCTGCACTAACAATGGCTGGTGTACTTGATTACACTCCTGCTCTTAACGCTAACCTTAACGTTGATGACACAGGCAACACATTTGCTGGTGTTCTACAAGGTAAGTACAGAGTGTACATCGACCCATTTGCTGCTAACGTATCTGCTACTCAGTACTACGTTATTGGTTACAAGGGTTCATCTCCATATGACGCTGGATTATTCTATTGCCCATACGTTCCTCTACAAATGGTTAGAGCCGTTGGTCAGGATACATTCCAACCAAAAATTGGATTCAAGACAAGATATGGTATTGTCGAGAACCCATTCTCACAAGGTGATGTTACTAACCAAGGACTTGGTGTTCTTACACGTAACAAGAACCGCTATTACAGAAGAGTTAAAGTTACTAACCTTATGTAATAAATATCTCGTTCGAGATACTTCAGAGACTCCTTCGGGGGTCTCTTTTTTTGTCAATGTTTTGAAACCTAAATAATGTTACAGGAGGTTAAGACAAATGTTACACTTATTAGGTAGAGGACAAGCACCAGAATGGGATGAAGACAAGCATGATATAGATGAGGTCTTTGCCTTTCTGTGTTATCGTGGATTACATTACGCAAAAACTGTTTATATAGATGTCACGATGGAGGGTCCTTCTTGGTTTCTAAATAATCCAAGGAAAGATGATACTACAACTAACACCTAAAACACATCCAATACTGCATGAAAGAGTAAAACCATGTAGTGATGATTTAGATCGTCGTGAAATATCTCGTATTTTAAAAGAGAATATGTTTCATTACGAAGGAATTGGACTGTCTGCAAATCAAATTGGTATTAGTGAAAGAGTGTTTATAATGATGTTGAATATGGAAACAGAGGAAACAATAACTTGTTTCAATCCTCGCATAATCAAAAGATATGAGGATGATGTTTGGTGTGAAGAGGGTTGTTTATCATTTCCTGATGAGATTATAAACATTCAAAGACCAGATAGAATCGTTGTAAAATATGAAGATGAAGATAAAAAAGATCATAAAATAAAACTAAGTGGAATGGCAGCAAGGGTTTTTCTACATGAGTTTGATCATTTAGAAGGAATTGTTTTTACTGAAAGACAATAAATAATCAAAAAGATAATGACTAATTCGGCATTCGGAAAACAAATAGCAAATAGAAATTTTCTATCAGGAGTAGCGTTCAAATTTAATTTGACTAAGTTTCCGAAGGTTGACTTTTTCTCAAATTCTGCTAGAATACCAGAGTTAAGCCTTGAATTAGCACAACAAGCATCATATTTAAAAAATATTGCTGTACCAGGTGAGAGACTAACCTTTGGTGATTTTACTCTTCGTTTTCTAGTTGATGAGAATATGGAGAATTATCAATCAGTTTATGATTGGTTAACAGGTTTAGGATTTCCAGAAACTACCAAAGAGTTTGCTAATTTAATTAAAGATGCTGATGGTCAAAGAGATCCAAAAGAAGCATTCTGTGATGGAACTCTTAGAATACTAAACAGCAATTATCGTGAAGTTGCAAAGGTTAAATTTAAAGATTTATTTCCAATATCTTTATCATCACTCGACTTTGATGCAACAAATACCGATGTTCAATACTTTACAGCAGAGGCAACATTCAAATATACAATATACGATTTAGTAAGTAGCACTACATGAATCTTGAACAAATTCAGGAGATGTGGGAGAAAGATTCCAAGATCGATCCTGATAATTTACATGATGAATCATTAAAAATACCTCAACTTCACTCAAAGTATTATACACTTTACAATACGATTACTTTGTTACGTGAAAGAGCAAGAGAGCAATATGCAAAAGTAAGACTAGAAAGATATAATTATTATACTGGAAAAGCAACTGCAGAAGTATATGCAGAAGAACCATTTCCTTACAAGGTTCGTGAGAAAGATGCAATCCAAAGACATCTTGAGGCAGATGATAAAATGAATAAAGTTGATATGAAAATCAAATACTATGATATTATGCTCAAATTTTTAGAAGAAATAATTAGAAATATATCTGGACGGACTTATCAAATCAAAAATGCAATCGAATGGAATAAGTTTCAAGCAGGTTATAATTAATAAATAACTTAGTAGATTTAATAATACAATGAAACCAACTCCAAAAGAAACAAAGAAGATACACGAAAACTATGAGAAGGTTGTGAAGCATCTCATAGATGAAAAGTACGCAGTAGATGGTGATGCAGCAGATAAAATAATCTCAGGAATGAGTCAAGATTGGTTTGATACAATCGTAGGATAGGTTTATAAAACACGACTAAATAATTGATATTGATCGATGTTATGTCGCATTTGATAATATCAAAAAAGAATGAAGTGCATCTTCAGATTGAATCTGATATGCACGTTTATTATGAGTTAGCAGACTATTTCACCTTTGAAGTACCTGGTGCAAAGTTTATGCCAACTTATAAAAATAAGTATTGGGACGGAAAGATAAGGTTATTTAATATTCAGAACAATCAAATATATGTTGGACTCTTAGATAAGATTGTACAATTTTGTAAGGATCACGAATATACATACGATTTTCAACCAAGCAAGTTTTATGGTTTACCATTTGAAGTGAATGATGGTATATCTGAAGAGGGTGTGAAAGATTATATGAACGCTGTAAGCAAATATAAACCTAGAGATTATCAGATTCAGGGAGTACACGACGCTTTAAAATACAATCGTAGGTTATTGATATCTCCAACTGCTTCAGGAAAGTCGCTGATGATATACGGGATTGTGAGATATTACGTTGAAAGAAAACTAAGTATTCTGATAGTAGTTCCGACGACATCTTTAGTAGAACAGATGTATAAAGATTTTGAGGATTATGGTTGGGATGTTGGTTCATTTTGCCACAAGATATACGCTGGTAAAGAAAGAGAAACAGACTCTCAGGTAATCATTACAACTTGGCAATCGATCTACAAACTTCCTCGTAAGTACTTTAATCGTTTTGGATGTGTAATCGGAGATGAAGCACATCAATTTAAATCAAAGTCATTAATATCTATAATGTCTAAACTTGACAATGCCAAATATCGTTTTGGTTTTACAGGAACTCTTGATGGAACACAAACTCACAAGTGGGTATTAGAAGGATTATTCGGACCATCATATAAAATTATTAAGACTGATGAATTAATGAAGAAAGGTCACGTTGCTACATTAGATATCAATGTGCTACTATTGAAACACTCACCAAATAAATTTGAAACTTTTGAAGATGAGATTCAGTATATTATTACTCATCAAAAGAGAAATAACTTTATCAAAAATCTTGCTCTTGATCTTAAAGGTAATACATTAATTTTGTTTGCAAGGGTTGAAGGACACGGTGAACCCCTATATAATTTGATACAGGAGAATAATGCACTTGAACAACGACAAGTCTTCTTCGTACACGGAGGAGTTGCAACAGAAGATCGTGAAGAGGTTCGCTCAATTACAGAAATGGAGAGTAACGCAATCATTATTGCCTCTTACGGCACCTTCTCAACAGGAATTAACATTAAGAATCTTCACAACGTCATATTTGCATCACCAAACAAATCAAAAATCAGAAACTTACAAAGCATAGGTCGAGTTTTAAGAAAGGGTGACAACAAAATCAAAGCAACTCTTTTTGATATTGCTGATGATATTACATATGGATCCTCTAAAAACTACACATTAAATCACATGATGGAGAGAGTTAAAATATATAACGAAGAAAATTTTAATTACGAAATGCTCACAATACCTTTAAAAAAATGTCAGATAAATTTTTAGCAGTTGTAAAATTAAAGACAAGTGAAGAAGTTCTTGCACAAATTGAGATGTCTCCACAAGGAGATGTTATGTCTTTAGATTACCCTGCAATGGTTGGAGAGTCATCATTCACTAAAAGACCTGGCGTAAGTATTATCAAAATCGAACCTTGGATTAAAACAGGTCGAGAAAAGACATATATAGTAGAGATGAGCAATATTATCACTATATGTGAGATTTCTGATAAGGATGTAATCAAAGCTTATAATAATTTTGTAAAAGCATATTATGAATCTGAAAGTCCCTTTCAGAAACCAAAACCAAAAATGACAAAAGAAATGGGTTATATATCTAACGTGAAAGATGCAAGAAAATCCTTAGAAGACATCTTTAAGAACAGCTAATCTTTCCCTTTGAACCTCTACAAAGGTTATTGTAATGCTTTTTTGGGGTATTGTCAAGCGTTTGATTATAGTGTATAATAATGTTATGAATGAACACTATCAAAACATTTCATGGCAAGAAAAAGATCGGAACATTATGTAAATAATAAAGAGTTCCTCGCCGCTATTGTAGAGTACAAAGAGAAAGTCGCCCTAGCTGCAGAGAGAGGTGAAGCGAAACCTCGTATCACAAATTATCTTGGGGAATGTTTTCTTAAGATCGCAACTCATTTATCCTTTAAACCTAACTTCGTAAATTATATGTTTAAAGATGATATGGTTTGTGATGGCATTGAAAACTGTGTTCAGTACATTAATAATTTTAATCCAGAAAAATCTAAGAATCCCTTTGCTTACTTTACACAAATTATACACTATGCTTTTCTTAGAAGAATACAAAAAGAAAAGAAACAATTAGATATAAAGAATAAAATTATTGAAAAGACTGGATTTGATGAAGTTATGCATGTTGATGAAGGAGGGGCCTTGACAGGAGCGATGTCTGAATATAATACAATTAAAGACAACATTGCACAGAAGAAAAATAGATGAGAGTTGCCATCATAACAGACACCCACTACGGTGCTCGTAAGGGTTCAAAACACTTACATGACTATTTTGAACTATTCTACAAAAATGTATTCTTCCCCTCGCTAGAGGAGGAAGGCATTGATACTATTATTCATATGGGTGATGTATTTGATAGTCGTAAGTCAATTGATTACTATAGTCTTGAGTGGGCAAAGAGAGTTGTATTTGAACCGATGAAGAAGTATCAGGTTCACGCAATCACAGGAAATCATGATTGTTATTACAAGAATACAAATGAAATCAACTCTCCAGAGTTATTATTAAATGATTATACTAATATAAAAACATATTCAAAAGCAACTGATATTAATATTGACGGACTAGATATTCTTCTTTTACCTTGGATAAGTGTAGATAATCACGCAGAGAGTCTAGAAGCAATTCAAAAT